GCCAGTGTGCTATTGTTACTGAATCATCAGATGTGTTTCGCTCTAGGTTAGCGATAGACCATGTGTGTGTGTTTGGCATTTGGTTATCCTTCTAATGCTGTTAGTCTTGCCTCAATAGAAGCAAATCGTTGTTCGTTGTATGCGGCTACAAAAGATAGTAACTCAGGGTAACGAATACCTAGTCTAGTTTTACTTGTTGCACCTTCTGGTGCTTCAGCTTCTGTGTCGTATGTGTCAGTGCGAGTGTAAGCATCTTTAGCTTCAACAGCTTCTACTGCTTCTGTAATAACTGTAACAACTTCATTACCTTCTTCATCAGTAGTTGTTTCTGTTACAGCCTCTACTGCCTCTACAGCTTCTACTGCTGGTACATCTACATCGTGTTCCCACCATGTGCTTGAGATAAATAATGCGTAGTCACCAGCGTCTAAACCTTCTGCTGTAAAAGCGGCCTGTACGTCTTGGGCTATGACACCTGTATGAGTACGAGCATTATCGCCATTCTCAGCTACACTGTCTTTCCATCTGAATGTCTTAAACAATGTTGATATACGTGCGCCTACTAGCATTTCTGTTGCTGTAAGTGATGCTATGTCTTGCTTCTCATTGAAATCAGATGTTTGGATAGTACCGTTGGTTGCGTAGATGTCGTTGAATCGGTAACTTGGATGACCTACGTCAATAGTATTGTCAGAAAGAGAGTTATCGTACATAGGTTGTAATTTTGTAGTACCAAAGTATAACCCTGAACCCCCTGCGGAGCCTATACTAATCTTATCACTTGATACACTAATACTACCTGCAGTTGTGCCGCCATCACGAAACTCTATAGATTTTCCAGTACCATTATGGTCAATAGTCAATGCACTAAATGGAGCAACGCTGTCTGTTACATTTATATAAGCAAGCCCTGTTGATATAGCATCATTACGTGGAGTTTGTATCTTTAAAGCCTCAACGCCTGCCGACGAATCATCTATAAGTATACCTTTCGAAATAGTTGAGTATTGGTCTGCCCTCATTTGTACTGTTGCTGTTCCACCATGATTATATAAGTAAGAACCGCCGATACCAGTACCAGAAATATCACCAAGCCATACTATATCTGTACCATCTGCTTCTTCTATTAACAGACGTGCATCATCTGCTGTTAAGTTAAGATTAGCTGAATTATGAGTAACACTGCCTGTAGTTCTCAATGTTCCGTCAACATGTAATTTTGCAGTAGGCGAACTCGTCCCAATACCAACGTTGCCTGATGAGTCAATGCGCATGGCTTCGTTTGAGCTATTGTCGCCATAACCAGTAAACACATGTTGGTTAGCAATGTATTCTTGGGTAATATAAGAACTAGCATTTCTAGCCATCAGGTAAACTTCACCTGTGCCAAATGCTACTCTGTGGTTCTCTGTGCCATTGGAAACTTCAAGGGGTGAGTTAGGCGAACTCGTCCCAATACCAACTCGGCCTGATGAGTCGATGCGCATACGTTCTGACCAAGAAATAGCCGCATTAGCAGAACCAGATGAAGCGGTTCTCCAAACATGATTGCCGTTTGCTTGATAATATTGGCTTGCTTCGTCTGTATAAATATATTCCCAACGACTGTTTGTGCTATCTCTGTAAACATTGTTGCCCATGTAAACACCAGCATTAGCACCTGTGCTATCCACATTTAACGTAAGGTTTCCACCAATTTGTAATGTGTCAAAATTAGATTGGATAGAGTTAGGAACACATCCAATACCAACGTTTCCTGATGAGTCGATGCGCATACGTTCTGAGCCGTTAGTCCCTACAGTCATAGCATTAACGCTATGGTCATAGTCTAAATACCCACGTCCTACAGCCACGTTCGTCTGGTCAGAGAAAGCAATAGTTCCGTTAGAAGAGCCAAAGCTGCTTATTGTTAAGCCGTGGTTGCCATCAGCCTGCCCAATAACAAGGTCTTCTGCTCCATCTACACCATAAGTGCTAGGCGAACTCGTCCCAATGCCAATGTTACCTGTGTTACCTTGTACAAACAAAGAGTGACTATTAGCCCCAGTGCGAACACGGAAGTCAGCATCAGCTCCTGTACTATTAAATACCGTGTGGTCTCCTGCCGCCGCTGTGGTTGTAATTGAGCCGTCAGTAATGCTTAATGTAGGAACACTTAACCGTTCAGCACTCGCATCCCAGAAGAACTTAGCAGTTGTGCCTGTGTCCTCGTAGAAACTGATGTCGCCGTTTGCCCCTACAAGTAAACGCTGTGCAGGTGTTGCTCCTGTCTTTACTCTGAAAATACCATTGGCACTTACTTCTGCACCATCTACATTGTTTTCGGGAGTAAAGTAACGGTCATCGTTAAACTTCAGTTTATCACCTGCGGTTAGTGTAATGTCCCCATCCACAGTCAGCCCATCAGCAGTGATAGTAGACTCAACATTTAAAGCACCAGTCATAGTATCACCAGTAACACGAACAAACCCTGTCCCTGTATCAAAGGCAGTCTTTAGCTCATCAAACGTAATTGCTTTTGTTTCATCAGCAGTAATATCAACTACAACAAACTCATCTGAATTAGCTAAGTCAGCCCCAGTAATATTGTTTAGTTGTGTTATTTTCTTATCAGCCAAGTTCTTATTCCTTTATATCACAGCTTCTACAGCTTCAAAAGAGATACCGTAGATTGACGCATTATTAATTGACCATGAAGTCATGTTTGTTGCTAGTCTGAAGACCCCTTTAGGGGAATTAAATGTTACAGTAGCACTAGAGTAGGTAGACCTTAGAGAAGGCCATATTTGTATTGTTCCATCACCATCTTGATCTAGTAGTACCTGATGTAACTTAGCACTTGAGCCACCACCTAGTTGTATGTAGTCTCCAGCCTTAAGAGTACCAGTCATAACGACATCAGCATTATCTTCACCTGCTGTACCAGTCAGTACACAAGAGCTTACTGTACCTTGTGGTGTAGCATAGTCAGGATCTCCTAGTAAGAATGTACCAACTTGACCTTTAAGTCCTACTAACATAGCTTTCCACTCAGCCGCTTTATCTCTGTGTACCGAGGGAATATTGACTGATGCTTCCCACTTTTGACCGCCGTGAGAAACAATCTGTTGTTTGTATGTAAAAGGTGACTGTGATACAGCTACAGCATTAACAGCTCTAAGCTCAATGCTCTCAATACCTATCGTAGTTGGTGTAGCTAGTGGATAGCTTAGTGCCATGTGTTGTATTCCTTATAAGTCTAACCGAATGTAGCTTTCATTGTGCCGCCTCTACGACGATCATTTAGTATCTCAGATTTAGTCATTTGAGCAATCTTAGGTGCGGCTTGAGCTATGATCTTCTTAACGCTGTCATCTCCATTAGCAGAGAAGTTAAAGTTCTGTACGACAGTAGTAGCACCGCCACCTTCCATCTGTACTCCTAGCTTACCATTAGCACCACGTTTAAGCGGCATAATAGCTTCAGGACCAGCTTCTCCCATTAGTCCAGATTGACCACTAGATGTGCGGAAGGAAGTAGGTCCCCCTATTACTCCACCATTAGCAAGTTTAAACATCCTTGTGTCTGGTACAACATTACCACTAGGCATAGGACCTTGAGGTGCGCCACCAAAAGAACCTTGAATAGCCCCAGATATAGAATTTACCATTTGCTCTACAACAAGTATACGATACAACTGCTTTATAATATCTCTAGCCATATCTTTAAATGCGTCTTTAGCTGACTTAGTACCGTCTACTATCGACATAAAGGCATCCCCAAAAGTGTTTGCTATAGTATCAGCTAGTTCTTTTTGTTTCTGAGCTTGATTTTGTAGTTCCTCTTCAATCTTAGAGTACTGCTCTAGTAATATATTGTTTCTTCTAGTAGCTTCTTCATCAGCTAATTTCTCAGCTTCAGCTAAATCATATGCGGCAAGAATTCTTTTATGGTTTGCATCTAATGCCATTACAGCAGAATTGTATGCTTCAGAACCATACTTTAGTCCAGCCTCTTGTAATTGGTTTATAAGATTAAAAGTCTCTAACTTTTGTTCGCCAACAATTAATTCTCTACCAGATAAGCCAACAGTATACTCTAGAGTTTTAGATTGTTTTGCTAAAGAGCTAAAAATCTTTTTTTGCAGTTTTAATCTGCCCTCAAGACCTGTATCTTGTGGCCCCATACCCATAAGAGCTATTTGACCTTTAGTAGCACCTTTAGCATCTCTACGTCCTTGCATGCTTGCAAGTTCTTTATTCCTAAGCTCTATCTTAATCTCAGCTACTCTTTTAGCCATAGCAAGGTCAGCGGATTCAGTTTTAGCCTTTTCTTTATAGAAGTGTTTTATAGCCTCAAGCTGGTTTTTTCTCTGTCTTGCTTCAGCTTCACCTAAATCAGTTACAATAGGACCCATGCCCATAAGAGCTACATCTGTTTTGCTGGGTGATATAGCTCCCCTACGGCCTTGCATACCTGCATACTCTTTTTCCTTAAGAGCTTGAACAATCTTAGCTACTCTTTCTTTGCTTTCTAGGGCTTTCTTTTCCTCAGACTCTTGAAATTCATAGAAGTGCTTAAGGTTATCTACTTGTTTATCATGAGCGTTTTGTTTCTCTTTGTTAATAACACTTGATATATTAGCTTGTTCAGCAAATAAAGCTAGTTGAGTAGTTAATTCTTTTGTAAGTAAACCTTCTGTTGTTAGTGAGTCCACTATAACTCGGAAGCTATCAGATAAGTTTTTCTTGCTACTAGTGTCTAATCCAACCAGTATTTCTTTTGTTCTTTTTAGCTTATCATACTCTTCATTATAATCTACTAATTCTTGTGCGCCTGATACATCTAATTTACCTTCTTGGGCTACCTTTTGAAACTCTAGAGCTTGTATTTTACCAGCTATGGTATCTAAATCTTTAACTAATACTCCAGCACTTTCAAACAGAGCAGTTTTCTTGTCTTCTGCTATAGTCGCATAATACTCTCTAACTAGTTTTAGAGTGTTTGACCACTTATCTTCTATAGCTTGTACACTAGATAGGCTACTAGTAAATGTTACTGAATCAATACCTTCAAGTGCATCAATTAATTTATCAACATCATCAGCGGCTTTTTTTGCTTTCGTACCCATATCAAAGAAAGTTCTAGCTACTGCCGACCCTATAGGTATAGCAATACCTAAAGCCGCACCAATACCAATTAGCTTAGGGTTCAACATACCTAGAACGCCAGTTAACTGAGTGGCTTGTTGACTAAACGCCACAAAAGGGCTTGTTCCGCTTTGTACTTGAACTGCAAAGTCACCCACTTGATAACCTAGCTGTTGAACAGCCATACCACTAGCGTTCATTTTGTTTCTAGTGTTACCCAAGGCTTTGCTTGAGTTCATTTGTGCAGTAGTTAATCTATTTGTAGCGGCAGTTAAAGAGTTTGTAAACTTAACTTCTTGTTGTATCTTTGCTCCGAGCTTCATTATCTGAGATCGAGTCATCCTAGAGGATGCATCTAAGTTCTTTTGTGCCGCTACAATTTGATTTACACTTCGCATGTAATTCTTCTGGCTACCAGTCTTAACAAAGTCTCTAGCTACTAACTTTAAAACTTTCTCAGTCTGGTTAGCTGTCTTAACTAAGCCAGTAAGATCTTTGTAGTCTACCTTAACTGCTAATTGTATTGCCCCTATATCATCCATTCACTGTCCCCATATAAACTGTATCAACACGTTTTATCGTTTCTATATCCCTAGAGGAAATATGTGTCTCAGTCAGTTCCTTCCATGCTTTAATTTCAATATAAGTTATCGGGTTAGGTCCAGAGAATCCCATAGTTCTACTGTTGCTTAATGCAATAAAGGCAGACCAGACATGAGACAGTAGCGATGGAAAATGTGTCGGGGGTTCCAGTGCTTCAGGTCTACGTCCAATCTGCCTTTCTACTTGTTCTAAATGTTCTCGTTCTGTAGTGCCATCCTTATCAGGTTTGTTGAGCTTAAACTGATGTTCAGCCCACTCACATAACTGATTAGTTAGGCTTTCGTAAAATCCAGAGAGTCTGCAAGTGCCTCCTCAATCTGATCTTTAATCCAAAACACTTCATCGTAAAGATCTTTAGCTTTAGCAATGGAAAGTTTAGGTTGCTCTTTGTTGTAGGTTATGTTCCACTCAGAAGTTATCTTAGATAACATATCTAGTGTAGCTTTTTCCATCTCTTGAGCAGTCAAGTTTGTACTCTTATTAGACTGCATGTCTTTAAGACGTTTATTAGTTTGTTCGTGCATTAACTCTTTGTACTCTTTAGAGTGACTAGCATATACAACGATAGTCATATTTGTCTTATCATCATTCTTAAGTACAACACCAGTGTTAGGGTGCTTTAGTTTTACTTCTACAGTGTTACTTGTAGGTTTTAGATCCATTAAATCCATGTCGAGTTCCTTTGTGGGTATCGGGTGAATTATGTTAAGTGTGGGAACTTCCGACCCGACTCAGAAGTCCCCACTAACCTTAGCTAAGGTGTTACGTTATGAAGGTCGTGTGATCTTCAAGTTAGTTGCTTCAGTTGCATCATATAGAGCAACGAAGGACATGCTAATCATTCGGCTTGTAGGTCCATCTACGCCAACATCAGCACTGTTAATTTTGACTTTAGGGAATTGGAATGTATAAGCGTTAGTTCCTGTAGGATCGTTAACTGATACTTCAATCTCTGTTTCTGTTTCGTTAAGGAAACGGTTAATTAATGCCGCATCTTCAAAGTAAGCTGTTAGTGTACCTTCAACTTCTGCTCTACCATACTCTAATGATGGTGCGCTATCATCTCCGATTACGAATGTAGGTGCGAAGGAATTAGTTAATGTGAAGTCTAATGCAGTTACTATAGCTACGTTAGACGCTCCACCTACGTTACCTATACCGATGTCACCTGAGTAAGCATCAAATGGTGCGGCTCCTGAAGCGGCATCTTGTGTCTTCTCAGTAGCACCAATAGTCATATTCTTACCTACCATACCGAAGGTAGTTGCTACCATCTGGTTAGGTGCGAGGGAAATAGCCATAGTGGAAACTGAACAACCTGTAAACAAACGAGCTTGATCTATGTCAGCGGCATAATCTTCTATAGAGAAGAACTTAGGTGTTGTGCCTACTTTAAGTACGTCAGTTGACCAAGTACTTAACATGGCTGATTCTAGTAGGTCGTCGTAGTCAGCATCTCTGAGATCTACAACAATGTCCCCAGCTACTTGTCTGTTGCCGTGGCGATCTACACGAGGCATACGGTCAGCTTGGATGTCGTTACCAGCTACACGATCTTTAGTTAAGTTTAAAGAGTGTGTGCTGAAAGGAAGGTTAGTAAAGTTGCCAGCAGGTGTCGTACCGAAAGTGCTTTCAGTAATAAAAGACAGGCTGGAGCGTGAACCCTGTGCAAAGGCCATGATGTATTCTCCTAGTTATTTATAAATGTACCATCCGATATTAATCGGAACGTAGTACCAAGGGCTGTCAATCAAACCTTGTTGCCTCTCAGCATAGTCGATTGATAATTTAATTGTTTCTGATTCTGCGTTAGTAAACGATATGTCAGTTGTAGCTTGAAATGCGTCTATAACTTTGTTAACATAACCGTCTGCGGTTGAAGGTCCGTTACCTTCTGGTGTAAATACTGTAACAGCAAAGACACCTTGATACCTGAGTTGAGGATTTAAGCCCCTTACAGCAGGTCTAGTCACTGTAGGCAAGTACATTACTCTAATAAAGCTAGTACCTGTTGTCGGCTCAAATGCTACGTTCTCGTAAGCTATGTCGGGGAGATCAGCCGTTGTAGAGATGTGTGTCTCAAGTGCGGCTCTTATATCATTATGTATACTAGCCATATTTATTCCTTACTCTCTCAAATATTTTATAAGGTTGTGTAAGTCTCCAGTTAGCTCCACCTTCCTCTACACTTATAGCGTGAGGTGAACCATTCCTAAGAACAATAGTATCTTTGTAGTTAAAGTCTTGTATACTATTTATATCGTTTAATAGATTGTTAAGACCTTCTGATGCCATAGCTTGTGGATCGGCTTCTTTAGGTCTACCTTCAGAAGACTTACCTCTAGGTCTACCTGAACCAACACCGTAAGAAAAGGATGTTATATAAGCACCAGTATCTACCGTAGGAGTAGATATATTTATAGTATAATCAGCTATTTTTTCTAATCTATCTTTTACAGCTAATTCTACTGCCATATCAACTTTACTTTTTAACTTAGATATAGTTTTTTCTAGGTTTACTACCTGTTTCATATCTTACTCCTGTACATCACATATGTAACACATAGCGACACCGTTAGAGAATATAGATACTGCTCTTGTTACTTTAACTGTATCACCATTACCTATAATTAAGTCGTCAGGGAATGGGTCTATACCTACTCCAAGGTAAGGTACTACACACTTACGTACACCTCTAATAACTTCTTCAGGGTTAGCACTAGAGTAATCATAGAAGTAACCAGTGAAGCTATAGTCAGTTGTAGATGAACCTACTACAGATCCTGTAGCTGGGTTATAAGTACCGTCCGTAGTAATTTTACGTAGTGTTAGTGTTTCACCAAAATCTTCAACCAACTTGAGTAAGTCAAATGCTCTAAAAGACATATGTTACTCCCCTTCTATTCGTATTCAGGTGTTTGGTAGCTTGGTGGGTTTTTAAATCTATCTCTTCGGAAAGAGCCTTCAATGCGGTTAGTGTTCTGTCTTATAGATTCTACTTTACTCTTAGTAATGCCACCAGCTAGTACCCCTACCGAAGCACCTGAAGTTTTACCTTGGTACTCTAAGTTGTCTGCTAGTGAATTGTAGTGTGTAACTAAGTCAGAATAATCAGCTTTTAAAGCTCCACTAAGTTCTGTGTTTACTTTCCTAGAATACTTAGATGCTATAGCTCTAGCAACCCAAGCTCCAGAGTAGTAAACATTATTACCATTCTCCGATAAAGAGAAAGTAACTTCTTCGTTTTGTACTTGCTGGTCAGTTGTATCAGTGTCACCAACCAACAGTCGTACTGTATTGAGACGACCAGAAGCCGTAGTTGTATTTAGATCCGTTGGATCGTAAGACCAAGCCATTCAGTCGTCCCCTTTGTTTATTCTCCGAGAATGTTATCTCTTATTTTATAGTAATCTTCTGTTATCCAGCGATTGTTATTTAAGAACCGACGAATAAGACCTCGTTGCTTATCATCTATCTTTGACTTCTTACACTTCTTAGTATTAAACTCTGCTGTGCTAGAGGTTCTATCTTTAACTTCACTGTTGAGTAAGTTCACAAGTAATTCGAGTTGTTTACCAGAGAACTCTGATAGTCTATCTCCAACCTTTGTCTGAACTACTAATTCTTCATTGTGGTACAAGTAACCAGAAGCGTATAGTATTGCAACTTTATCTTGATGCAAACCTCGCTCTAACCAGTTAAAGTGATCTCCACGTTTCCAATCTCGATTGTCTGCCGTAACAGGCATTTTAATAAAGACAGGCCAATCAACCTGCCATCCCAAGTATGATGGGTGCATAGGACTACTCCGTTATAAGGATATTATTATGTTCTTTTATTATTTGGGTGCAACCCCAAGCAACTAAGCTCAGGGTTCACCAGTATGTTATATGTATATTAAGCGATTACTGCTTCGAAGAAGTAACCCAAGTCAGCACCGACGACTTTCATGTCGTATGCCATTTTCACTTGGATATGTTCTGCAACTTGCTGACGCTTAAGAGCATCGTCTGAGAAAGATTCTACAGTAACACCTAAGTTGTTTACACTTGGGATATTGTTCCAAGCGAATGTTAAACCAGCCGCAGGTGTCATAAGACCTGATGAGCGAGGTGTGTGTACTAGTAGAGCGTTCTTACCACCGATAAATGCATTGCTCTCAGCAACACCTTCTACAGAACTGTTCTTCACAGCTTCCATTACGTAGAAGTTTTCTACTTCAAAGATCTCAGCTAATTTAGCATCTGTGATCAAAGCAGTGTTTGTTACAGTTGCTCCACCGTTTAAGCGAGCTAAGATGTCTGGGTGGTTAATTAATACGTCACGTACTTCTTTACCTACAACCATTGTGTTTGGTTTAAATCCACCAGACTTAAGTTGCATTGTGCGACGACCTGTAGTTACGTCTGAGATAGGCGTAGAGTTCGTGTAATCTGACCACAAGTTAGCTGGAGTAACGTCTGTTGTCCAGACACCAGCGTTAAAGAATGTAGAAGCGAAACGCTCCTCACGATCAATTAACAGACGGTTTGTCAATGTCTCTGCACCAGCAGAACGTATTTCTAACATTGAGTCTTCGTTAGCAAGTGTTTGCTCGTCGAAGTCCATGCCTAAACCATATACGTCAGCGTAGTAAGCGGCACTTGAAAGAGCCATCCCAATACGGTTAACTTCTGTACGTGGTGCTAATTTCTTAACATCACCTGTACGGTTCATGTTTGCACGGTCATAGATATAATATTTATCTGACTGAGATTGTACGCCCACTGTTGGGAATACTTTGTCAGCGATAAAGTTTGTTTGTTCTTGTACATAAGCAAGCGTTAAGTTAGATAACGGCTGATCTATATGTACTGAAGAGGGAGTTAATAATGGCATTATGTTATTCCTTTAAAATGCTGATTTAGGCCGCTAAGTTGCCACCTTGGATCATTTCTATTTCGATGATTTGTCCATCTACACCAGCTTCACGGGCATAGCCTAAGATAACGTCACCAGTTGCGGCTGTTAAAGCATCACCAGAAGCATCTGTCTGTACAGCGGCTCCAGCGGCAATAGTACCACCAGCAGTTACCATTACTGAACCAGATACGGTTACAGTTACAGCGTTGCCAGCAGTTCCGCCTACGATGCAAACACCGATAGCGTTTTCGCCAGCAGAATCAGCTAGGTCTACTTGACCATCTGACTCAAGAGTTACGAATTTGAATTGTGCTGAAGATAAATCTTCCCCAGCGATGAAAGTACGGTTGTCACGAGACTGCATTACCGCCATGATTATTCCCCTTTGTAGGTTTTGTTAATAAGTGACTTACCTTCGTCAGTCTTAGCTACAACAGCGTAAGCCTTTGCGTATTCACTTTTCTTTAGTTGGTTGTCGTCCATGTAAGACTTTACAAGACTATCTAGTTTGTCTGAAGATGAGGCGAACTCACCATCTACATCGGACTTACCAAATTCTTCCATAGATGCGCCAATAGATGCGTCACACGCCTTTAGTGCCTCCATGATTTTTTCTTCTTCTGCGAACTTCTCTACTAAAGACTTAGCTACAGCTAAATCAAAGTGTGGTAGAGCTTCTTCAGCACTCTTAGTTAGAGCAACATCAGCTTTTTCTAAAGCCGCCGCTTCTAGTGCTTTAAGGACTGGTGCAGGGATGTCAGATTTAACTACCATCTCACCTTCTATGTCCATCATTTCTACTTCAGCTTTCTTTTCGATTGCATCAGCAGTTATAACGTAGCCGTTGTCTATAAGACCTTTACGAAGTGTTTCATTTTCAGCCTTGAGAGTTTCTACTTCAGCTTCTAGAGGATTAACCTCTTCTGCTTCTGATTTCTCAGCAACTTCTTCTGTAACTTCTTCAGCTTTTTCCATGTCATATCCAAGGGCTTTCATCGCGTCTGCACGACCACAACCTTTGTCTTTCATGTAAGCGGCTACTTTGGTTTCCATTTCTTCATTCATTTTATTAATACCTTCAAAGGAATTGTCACGCTTGAAGAGGCTAACCATTGCCTGTGCATTGGCTGGACGATCCACTAGGGAAAGTTCTTCAAGGTGCAAGTTTTTTAGGAGATTAGGCAAGTTAGATTTCCTCCTTAATAGCACGTCCACCTATAGAGAACGCGGCGAGTTCACCAGACTTCACCATTGCCCAGATGTCATCATCGAATACTTTGTAAGCGACAACCCATCCTTCACGGTCAGACTGGATACCTAGAGAATCACCTATTTCTTTAGTGATTGGGAGTGAGTGTACAACGACACCTACTTGATCCCCAGTATGCATAGCCTTGCCGACTCGCACATGCTCCATAAATTCATTAACAGCTTTCACAAGAGTTCCAGCTTCTATAACATCCCCTTGTCGATCTACTACAGGTTCACCATTCTCAGTTACTACTGAAGCCCAACCATAGACTAGACGTTGTTCGTCGTCAGTCTTAAGGATCTTACCTTCTATTGCTTTAGTCATATCACCTACCGATGTATTAACTTGCCACATACGACAAGACCAATAACCAGCAGTCGTTTTATCTTTCTTTGTGTCACAAGAGTGTCTAGCCCTGAAGTTAGCTCTAGCTTTAGGATCATCTCGACGAATTTCCATATTAGGGTCGCCGAATGTAACTCTCTTAACCTTACCACCAGACTGTACAAAGACTTCAAACTTCTTGTTGCCACCTTGTATACGTCTAGGCTTATTTAAAGTGACTTTCTCACCTTGATATTCTGCTTTAGCAAATTCAGTCTTCATCACCTCTTGTACAATGGCTCTCAGAGCCTCTATACGGTCTGCTGAGGGGGCTTTAGGTTCTTCCATAGCCTCAGTACCCTCGTAGTAGGCTAGATACGCCTCATGGCTCTCTGCTGGCATGTACACAGCCTGTCCATTGTAGTCAGATACGTGAGTAGCTCCTTCTAACCCTAAATCCATAGATCTAGAGATAGCTTCAGGCTCTGTTGTAAAGATATCATTAGCATATTGAGCTTTACGTAAAGTAGAAACCTTATGACCAACCATTTGACCTGTAGGCTTGCCTTTATCGTCAGTTATTTCAATACGTGCGGCAGGTTCTTCTTTTGTACCTGTTATTTTAACTGGAATATTAGGTACTGTGCCATCTCTTACTATTTGACGTACAATACCACTAGCAGTTCCACCAGATGAGTTCCAAGATACTTTAGATCCGACTTTCATGATAAATAACCTTATGTTTCATTCTTAATTAATACACCTTGGAAAGATGCGCCTATTGCGTTATTAGAGGTGTTAGTAACAATCCTACACTCTAAATCAGTCTTCTCTTCAAAAGGTTGTGGGTATTCAAACTTAGTAATTAACTGATTACTTTGTAGTACATTAATAAACCTAGTTCTAAAGACATTAGATCCATGTGAACGACTTACAAAGCTACAAGTTGCAGTTTTCTGAGCTTGGCTAAGTGCCGCAGTAAAATTAATATCATCTAAGTATAACGTATATCCAGCAGGTACTGTGTATGCGGCTATCTGTGTCTGATTACCTATACCAAGGTTAGCGTATACTGTACCATTAGGTACTCCACCTGTAGCTCCAGAAGATCCTATGTATATAGTGCCACCAGAAGTTCCAGAAGAACCTGCTAAAGTAACAAAAGCTCTATATACTCTCAAGTACGACAACTGAGTAACTACTTGTGTCTGTCCGTTTAGAGTTATAGTTTCTTCTATCTCTACGTAGTTCTCATCTAGACCTTGTATAAGTATTGTGTTAGCACCTGAGCCACCACTTGTGTCATTTACGCTTGTACTACTTACAAACATAGTAACTGCACTATCTAACCAAGGATAATTACCACCTTGAGTCCATACGGTCTCTTCATCTCCATTTACCTCTGGATTGTATCCAAACTTGTATAGAGTTCTATACCCTAATGTATGGCCTCTTGAGATAGCCAAATCAGTATGATCGTATATTCTTTTAGGCCAACCACCAAACATCTGCTGTACCACCTGTTCATATTGTTCGTTAGGGTCTGCGGCATCTTCTACATCTGGTCTACCTGTTAAGATACTACCAGCGGAAAATGAGTTAGACTGAGTTATAGATGTCGAGTTTAATACTGGGTTTCCAGTAACAATAGGAGATGCTGTACTTACCTCATCCTCTATTGCTGTAGCATTAGATACTATAGGAGAACCTGTATCAGTATTACCTGTAGTTAGTAAATGTAATTGACTTACAGTGGAAACAGAGACTATAGGTTGACCTGTTGTAGTATTACCTGTAGTCAATCCATGTAACTGACTTACACTAGAAGTAGAAACCGAAGGTTGACCTGTAGTAGTATCGTTTGTACTTAAGTTTTGTACTTGACTTAAACTAGAAGTAGAAACTGAAGGTTGACCTGTAGTAGTATCGTTTGCACTTAAGTTCTGTAGTTGAACTAAAGAAGAAGTAGATACTACAGGTTGTCCTGTTGTAATGTCTATTACGTTATTGACATGTACTTGGGTTATTGCAGTACTTTGAACTACAGGAGCAACAACTGAAAAGCTATTTGCACCTATGTAGTTCTCATTGATAATAGGCTCACTAGCTTGAGTGAGTATTAAACTGCTATTTTCCTGTAGAATCCTGCTTGTCATGCTTAATGACCTCTATTATGCAGGATCAGGTATACCGATAGTAAATGACCCTAGTGAAAAAGTATTACCAGATGAAACAACTTGGCTTGCAGTAAGAGAACCGGTAGCTAGTAATCTTGAATTACCTGTATCAATTATTGCGTAGTGAGTTGCTGTACCGTTTCCAGTTATTGAGCCATCTGATATTGCGGCTACTACTACTTCACGTCCACCACCAGATCGGTCTGTAGGTGAAGCAATAGAAAGACTTGTAGAATTACCCAGAGTGTAAGTAGAAGAGGCTTCTGCGTAACTCGTAGCTTCTTGAGAAGTTAAGTCAATACGGTTAGCTTCTGTGTCTAAGACAGTAAGCCCATTATCTAGAACTCTATTATTTAAAGTTGCCATATTATTCCTCTACTTCTGGTTCTGGGGCTACAGTAACATTCGGATCGTAATCTAGTTCAGCTATATCCATAAGGTCTTGGATAACCTCTGGGTGATCACTGACGTTAATGTTTGCACCGTTAAGGTTGCGTAAGAAGGATGCAATCTCACGTAAGTCGTGAGGAGCAACATCACCAGCTTCAATAGTTGGCATTAAATCATAGTTCAGACCGTTCAACTCCCACAGTCGCTCGACCAACTGTTTGTTGAGAACATCTGTGAT